CTCAGTCCACAACCATAACCTGACAGCAACACTCCAACTAAGAGACTTAGCAGCATGTTTACTCATTTACTTGCCCACTTCCATAAACCAATAATCGCCAACAAAAAAACACCAAGCCCCAGATAAGTCATAACTTCAGAGCTCATGCTGTAAACAACAATCTGCACACCAAAAAATAGTGCTAGAAAAATTAGTATTGCTTTCACTTGACCAGCCCTCCCTTAGTTACAGTGTTCCAAACATCAAAGAATGCCCATCTACGAGTCTTACCAATCGCCTTACAATAAGCATCCATATCAGCATCATACTGATCTAACTTCTCGGGGAAGTTGATTAAATCTTTCCCACAGTCCAACCAAGCACGATAACTGGCACACACTTTCATAAACGCTTCAAGCTCATCAAACATTATTTGCCCTGCTCAATCAGTTCCAAGTTGATTAGGTCAATAGCTCTTTCAAGGCCAGAAATCTTGCCTTCAAGTTTTGAGATAAGAGCTTGTTGAGCACTTGGTGGAATTACATCAGTGTTACCTTCTGCAATCTGTCGTCTAATCTCGCTTAGTTTTTGAATTTCAATAAAAAGATATTGCTTAGTCCATTTGACTTCATCTTTTAGGTTTTCGATTATTTCGTTCATTTGTTTCCTTCTCGTTATTCGGCTTTTCGCCTACAAAAGAAATCTAGCAGAATTATGGCGAAAACAACACAATTTTGAGAAAGATTTTAGATAACAGTTAGGTTACAGAAGTTATCGTTATTGCAGCACCAGGTTCACCCTTAGCCCAGCGTTTATGAGCCACAAGCGACACCACAAGGCTGTCATCAGTCCAAACCCCGCCATAAGTAATGCCATCCAACAGTGATCTACAAATCTTGTCTATGTCAGGGGGTTTAATAGGAAACTCTGTCCTAACGCTCTTAGGCTTAGGCAGATAAAAAGTAACATCAACCTTGACTGCACCCTCAAATTGAGAATCATCCCCCGAATCAGCCATGCCCTGCTTTACAGCTTCAACAACAGCCTTCCTCCAAGCAGGTAACAATGCACTTGACTCTACAATCAACGGAATGTTAGCCCCACTCGCAGTTCTACGAGTTCCCACATACTTCTTGCTTCCCTGAGGTGCTGGTCGCTCCCAAACAGTGAAACTAAAACTACTTCTCGCCATAAAAGTTCACCAACACAACCACCCAAAGAAAAACCCCTACCGCCCCATTTAGGAGCGATAGAGGTTGAGGGGTAAATAAAGAATTAGTCAAAGCAATCAACCCAAGAATAAAGCCGATTACCCAAGACTTCATTTAGAAGGGAGCAGACGGAGCAACAGGAGCAACAGGCTTGCCACCATCGAGCTGAGCGTTGTTGATAGCAATCGCAACCTTACGACCAGGCTGACCATTAGATCCTGTGTATTCCTCAATCTTGTAAGACAACTGACCAAACACAGTAACCTCAGTGCCCTCAGTCAAACCATGAGCGTTAGCGAACCAAACACTCCAGTTACGACTGAACTTCTCCCCAGTTTGACCAACGAACTCCTCTTTGAGAGACAAACCTTGTGAGCTTGCACCAAAGACCTTACCGACAACACCGGTAACTTTTACAACTGCCATAATAAAACTCCTTCAATAGACGAACAGTATAAAAACAACTTAGCACTAACTGCCGACATGTTTGACACTAATGCAATCCTTATGTCCACAGATTCGCTCCCCAGGCAAAATAAGATTCCCCTGATCATCTATCGGATTATCCTCCGAATCGAATGCTCCTGAGTGTGGCTCACATCTCAAACCCCCATACTGAATAACCTTCTGAGGTTTAGCCCTACACGACTTACACAACAAATCAGTTCTATCCTTGAACTCTGCTGCAACACTCCAAACAAAACCACAATGCCTACAAACAGTCTTATGAACAGCCAAACCTAAAACTCCACAATCCTCGAATAGTCACCATCAAACCGAGCTTTGAAAATCCCTGTTCGACCATGCCTGTTTTTTACTACATCAACCAACATAACACTCTTATAGCCGAGCATGTCAGCGTTTAGTTTCGCTTGTGAATCACCCGAGTTGATTCTGTCATCACGAAACTTGTCATCATCATTCTGCTCACGACTCAACAACATAATCACATCAGCATCCTGCTCAATCTGCCCAGAATCACGCAAATCACTAGCAACAGGTCTATCGTCAGCCTTACCCGAATCAACACGCCTATTCAACTGAGCTAAAGCAATAATGGCAATATCAAGCTCTTTAGCAAGATTCTTTAGATCAACAGAAATCTGACTAATCTGCTCATACTTACTAGCCCGACTATTACTAGCCGAAATCAGTTGCAGATAATCCACCACAGCAACACGAACATCCTGAGTCTCCCTGAGCTTCAACAAATAAGCACGAAGTTGAGCAACAGTCTGCCCACCCAAATCACTCACAAACAACTGCCTGTTATAGTCACGAATAAAATCTTGCATCCAAGACTTATCCTTAGGCAAAACAGTGCCCGACTCTAAACGACTTAGAGGAATGTTCAACTGACTCGAGTAAACCCTTGTCAAGAGCTGTTCTTTAGACATCTCCAAGCTAAAAAACACAGTGCCAACACTCTCACTCAAACCCCAAGCCAACTGCATACCAACCACAGTCTTACCCACACCAGGTCGAGCACCAACAACATACAAACCCGAAGCCCTAAACCCAACAATCAAATCATTCAACCGGTTGAAACAAGAAGGCAACTTTAGTTTCGGATTCAAAATCTCATTCATAGTGATCTGCAAATCAAAAGCAGTATCAGGTTTTTCAGTCACAACGAATCTCTTTAGTCGCTCCTCAGTCTTAGCAATAGTCTCAGTCACAGCTGCAACATCACCACTAGCCATAGCCTGCTCAATACGCTTATCACGAACCTGCACCAAAAACTGAGGAATCCAAGCAAACAAAAACTTCGCCTGACAACCACCAAGCGACCAAATCATGTCAAACACACCCCAACAATCCGGTTTCAACCTGGCTCTCACACTCGTAATGTCAAACACCCCAAACTCCTCAACCAAAGAATCACAAGCCTTGAAAATAGCCGAATACCTCCCATCCAAGAAATCATCCTCCTGCAAACCCCACTCCTTCCAACCCCTACCCTGAGAATCCACAAGAGCACCCAAAACATACTCACTAAAATCAAGCTCAAACATCAGTTATCCCCTTCAGTAACAGGAATACCCTGAACACCCTCGTTATTTACGCTAAACCCTCGACTCGAATACTCATTCTGCAACCACACCCACCAATTATGCAAAACCTGATCTGAAGACTTAGCCAACTTGTAAACATTATGAGCTTCAAACCTAGCCATAACCCCCAAAAGTTCAGCAGTAACCCCAACACTCACAAACTTAGACACAAAAGCAAAAGACACCCTAAAACACTCAGAATCATTAGCCTTACTAAAAATCTCAACCTTATCGGCATTTAATATATATATATTTTTATTTAATATATTTAATAGGCGGAAGTTTTTGTCACTTTCAGCGGAAGTTTTTGTCACAATAGCGGAAGTTTTTGACACATCAGCGGAAGTTTTTGTTTCAACAAAACTAATGAAATAGCGGTTAGACTTAGCGGACTTATCACTCCCCGACACCCACAACAACTCACCCAATTCTTGCAGCCGAGAAATACTAGATCTCACAGCTCGGTCACTAATCCCACAAGCCTTAGCAAGAGTCTTTTGATTAGGCCAAGCACCCTTACCAGGCGAATACCTACGAGCAATCGCCAAGAGCACGAGCTTATCTGTTTTACTGGCTTGAGACTTATCCCAAACCAAATCCATCTCTGAATAACCCATTTTTGAAACCTTCCTTGTCTTACCTTACTGCTAAACTTCAGTTAGTTGCTCTCCTAGTCCACCCATTACTAGGGGAGTGACTTTTTTATTGGCAACAATATGTTGAGAATTGACACAATCTCGATGACCGCAAATCCGTTCTCCAGGTTTATATAGCTCACCCAAATCAGTTACCGGATAGAGATCATCATTCAAATCGCCTTCATGTGGAATACACCAAATCTCACCTAAAACAGGATGCATATAGGCAATACGATTCACAGGTTTAGCGAGACAACTGGAACACCAATCAGGGTTCTCTGTTTTACGACTTTTACGCTTAGCGATATTACGCCAACAAACAGGCTGACCACATCTATCGCAGACTGCCATGCCTTCTTTACAGTCTTTACAACTACAATTCTTGACTACCTTCATAGCAAATCAAGATAGCACAGAATCTAGTTTTGGAGGCTCTTTTCCAACAAAAAAAT